GTCAAGAGTCATCCACTGCTTTATTAGGGCAGACCTGGTATAAGCGGTCTTCGCAGGAGGTTGTTCTTTTTCAGCCCTACTACCTATAAAAAGGGCCAGAAAGTCTCTAACGAGACTACAACCTGCCCCTACGGGCCCTTCGAGCTTCAGGCAAAGCCGTAGCCAAAGGTCCAGGTGGTATTGGCGGTAAAGCCAACGCCGCCGGTTGTTGAGCTACCCTTTGAGCATTGGGATTCGCGGCGCGTGCGGCAGCATTAGCTTGCCGTATTGCTTCGAAAATGGCGGGATTTGCATCCCGACACGCCTTGAGAGCCTTCGTGCGATTAGCACGTTGTTTCTTACGGCGTTCCCTTTGCGCAGGAGTAGCTTCCGGAAAGTCGTAGTCATCCAACCAGGTGGCCTCCCAATCAACTGGAAGACCCATCCTGGACGGCTGCTGCTGACGTCGAGCCATCTGATAGGGATTGAAAGTGGGAACATAAGGGTGTTCTTGTTCATAGACACCCAAATGAGACCACGCTTGATCCGCTGGAGCCCTAGTCAACGCATGTTGATTCATGGGATACCCATAATTAACCTGCCTAGGTCTCAGATGCTCGTACATGGGAGCTAATTGCATCATCTGCTGCATCTTCTGACTAGTCATTGCATGTGGCACGCCATTGGCGCAGCCAGAACAAGACCCACCAGTAGTACCAGTAGATAAATAAGACGAATTGGAAGAAGATTTTGAACTCGTAAAATCAGGACCAATAGCTGTAGGCAATCCTGGAGACACGTTAGACTGACCCTGCCAAAAAGCATAGTCATGAATCGCGTCTGGGAAATTGCCATTTACATTATTGGGTTCGCCACGCGACATAGCCGCTTGTGAAAGCGCCTTAACTCGCATGGCCCACTGATAATCTAAATTCGATGGATCGCGAATCATCGCGCTCCATCCCGTCCGGTTGTCACCTCCCTTACCCTGAAGTGCCTGAACCCAACCCGATTGGATTTGGGCAGCGTCTTCATTGGGTAATTCTGCTCGCTGTTTGTCGGCTCCCTTCGAGCCCTCACTCGGTCCAAATAGATTGGCAATCCCGCTAGCGATATTTCCTATAATAGGAATACCACTAAGGGCCGATCCACCGGAACTGCCACTACCTTTTCCCGAGCCACTTAACAGGCTGTTAGCCAGCCCTCCGACAAGACTTCCGATCATACCTAGTTGATTTTGACCAACAGGAACACCACCAGGAAGTTTACTAACTATACGTGAGTAAACTTCCAAAGCTACTGGATCAAATCCAGCGGATGGTGTAGCTATTGGAAGCAACGTGGGATCGAAGAACGGAGTCGGAAACACTTCAATAAACCATTTAGCGGTCACTTGAAGTGACGTATTAACGGGGTCCAAACCAGTAAACCACGCACCACAGCCATTTAAGGCCGTGTATGCAAAAATATTACCACCTTGTGAAATACCTAACGCCTGATCAGTTCCAGCCTGAAAATTAGCGTTTGCAGCATGTGTCGTGAGACCCTGCTGACAAACTATCAAAGAATCTTCCTTGTTCGTATTTAGTAACGATGTACCACTAGGAGACGAGGTCGATGTATAAGAAAAATTTGAAGTAGGATCATTGGCCACAGTGCTAAACTTCATCGTGCAATAAGCACCATCAGCTGCTGCGAACTGTTTCGCTCCGTGCATCTGCATAGCTTGAGCAATAGTGCTCGGTGGACCAAGAACAGACCTGAAACTTAACGGTCCCGTTAAGTCAAAGGAAGACTCGGCCACTGCGCCATTGTACTGCAACGTAGTTGTAAGGGTCGTTCCGGTACTCCAATTAGATGGAGAATCAAACACAACAACATTGCCGCTCTTATAAAGCGGCGCAGTCGTGTTTGTCACCTCAAAACCACCTCCGATAACTCGGTGTGGTGATGTAATATCGTGGTTCAGGCGTGTTCGCCTGTTCAGATTAAAGCCCCCAGTGGGGACTGTTATATCTGGGTTCGGACGTACGTCAATACAGACTCCGCCCGTTGTTTTACCTTCGTCGGGGGTGAATGGAGAACTACTAATAACAAGCATACCGGTCGCTGCATTGGGGCCTAAACCCCAACCACTCGAACCCGGGCCTGAACCAGTAGAGGCAAGATTGGTAACTGGCAAAGCCATATAACCAGCCTCAAATCCATTCACTGTATTGGTGGACGAAATCATGGACCAAGGACACATAAATACAGTACATTGATTAGAACCACCAAGAGTGGTCGAATCAACAGTGTAAGTACGCACGATTTCCAAAACGACAGAGCTAGCGCCAGATAAATCTGGATAGCCAGCCAAAGCATGTTGTATATCGTGAAATGGGTCCAAAGCAGACAGAAGCCAGTTCCAACCATCTACGGAAATCTTCCGTCTGGCCTCCTCGTCTTCTTCAACTATTTTAAGCAAATTCGTCGCCGACATTCTTTACACTTTGATTAGTTAACGTCCAACAAAGTGATAAACAATGACGTGTCTAAGTTTAAGTCTCAGACAAAGACACGCCTCTAGCCACGGCTACTTGAGCAATATAATTGAGACAATCCTCATCAAGACGATCACTTTCAACAAGAAGTCGAAGTAATCTGAAAAGATAAGGTGAATCTTTCATCTCAACGACAAATTGAAAAATGAGCTCAATAGTGATTTTGCTTTGCACAATCAAATTCATGTACATTTTCATCCAATTAAGGGGAATAACTTTTCCATGAATAAAACGATGCGAACAAAACTCAAAATCATGAGGATTCATTTGCCTAATGTCTTTGATCTCATGGCCGAGACTATAATAAAACCGTCTCATGCCCTCGATCTCGAGAAAACGATCCACATTCTCAATACAGTCATCACCCATTGACATCGCATTGACTCCTAACAACGAAGCTTCCAACACTCTAATTCTAGATGTTGCAGAAGCGGTGACATAACAACCAGACTTCATAACTCCAGGAACAAGTTGTGCATACATTGAACCATTGGATAAAACGAAAACTGATCTTGCTAAGCATCCGAATCTAGCCCGGGCGAGCCAGTGAAAGTCGTCCCAGACCGAAGCCTGCATCAACCTACACCTAAGGTCACACTCAGCGGCTAGCTCCCATGCTTGAACAGTCCAATCATTATTTCTCATATCTGAGCCAATGATTGGTCCCCCTTCTTCATACATCTTTGTAACTCCATTTACTAATTTGTCAACAGATTCATCATCTAGCAAACCAAAACCGGGCTTACTGGGAATTTCGTCCCAATGTTCGATCTCATGGTTGTTAAGAGCACCGTAGAGAACTTTCTCTACTAGCTGGTCTACCAAAGATATACTACATATGAGTCGTACTTTTCCCGTCCTAGTCTTGGCTACTTTGTGAAGCTCATTCTTGACAAAAATTCTGACTGGGTCCACAAGATGACAATCAACAAGGGATTTCGCGTCCATGTTCCAAGTCCTCTCTCCAAAAGCTAACAGTAAGTCTAATCGTTCAATTAGAGCATTCTGTATTATAACAGAATGATCTTGAAGGACTAAGTGATTCTCACTGCCATAAACGGAGTAAGGTACACCTGGTGAGGCGGTACGCTTAACGGTCAAAATAAGATTGTCCCAATCTATCGCATCTACTTTTTGTTGGTAATTCAAAAGCCCCCATGTCTCATCCTTAAAATGTTGCGGAAGAGAAACAGTTTGGTATTTCTGAACTACCCGGTCAATAGCATGCTCTAAATTTGCGGGAGGGGGAACTGGTCGATGGTCGGCTGCGTGGAGGAGGAGGCTGCGTTTTTCAGCATCTGCTCCTCTTGGCGGCCACGCCCATTCTTTTGCTTCGTCGATTTTGGCTTGCGCTTTTTCGAGGGCACGTTCTCTACCATCGGATCCACCATAACTGGGGAAGTCGATGGAGGAATGTCCACAGTACTTGATAATACCGTGTTCGGTACCGTCGTTTGTGTAGACGTAATTACCGAGTCCATGTGTAAATCGCAAGGTCCTCGCTGCAGTAATTGCAATACGCTGGATTTCAAGGGTTGAGTCTGAGTCTCCGCTTCTACCAGTATCGGAGAGAAATGTATTCGCACTTCTGACCGTACTGTCTTCAGGGGATCCCGCTCCACAGTCGGAGCGTACAGATTCGGATCCACTTTCAGGATTTGTCGTTTCCCGCTCTCCTTGGCCTGAACCAAGGCAGCGTCTTGAAAATCCGGATTAACTTCTCCGTGTCCATACGTTCCCATGTCGTCAAAATCATCATCGTCCGAAGCCATATCGGACCACAACACAAAAGGACGATCACGATCCTTCGCGTTCTGTCGAAGACGTGCTATTCGGGCTACGTGAGAATTATGATTTCTTTCATTCTCAGCTAAATACCCATCCGGCAAGTCTTCTGGACGCGTAAAAGGATCCCAATCGTCAGGAAGTGTTCCAACAATGTGCTTCATTATTGCACCACCTCCGTACATGCCAAGTCTACTATCCAGATATCTTTCTAATCGCTGTGAAGCTCTACTGCGATCCCCTGACAAGGGGTCCGCTTCAGCATAAAGTTGATTGTATATTTCAACCATTTTTCGGAGGGTCTTACTACTGTTACCCAGCGCTTCGACTTTATCATCAGCTGTCATGAATTCACGATAGCCGTTCATCTGGTCGCGCATCGACAATAGTTTACTGTTCTTAATCTCTAGTTGATCCAATACATTCTTTTCATACTTCCAAGCTGAGCGATCACTAATATCTGATTCCGGAACGGAATTCCGCCACAAATCTGTTATGATATGGGCTAGATTACTAGTAAGATTTCGGCGTGCACCAAAGTGAATGCCTACGATTTGATTGAATCTTGTTACGACAGGTGATCCAGACCATGAGGGAATTGTCGAGGCATCATGCTTCATTACAAAAGCAAGTGGTCCTTTCGTCAATCGTCCCACGGACTGTTCCAGTCTATGATCCATAAATCCAGCTACCTTTACTGTAGCGCCAATATTCGCTGAAGGCGCTATACTAATTCCTTTCACTCCTAACATTGACCACATCTTGGCTGGTATCAATAAACCTGCTATATCTATGGTGCCTTTCGTTGAAACAACGAGTAAAGCATCTGGAGGCAAGTTTAGAGACATATCCTGATGTCTGATTTTCACGTCTGATTTGTCGTCAAGAGCTCGTAAATTATCTATTACGTGACCTGCCGTTAAAAGCAGGCCATCGTGGTAACCCGGAACTAATACTCTACTACCCATACCCACTGTAGAACCTCTCACTTCAAATGACACCAAATAAGGTGGCCATTTGACAAGAGGTATCATGGGACTTACCAGAATAGTTTCTGGTACGTCTTTTCCGGATTGTGAAGCTCGTTCACGAGCCAATTCTTCACGAACTATCCTACGCGTCATTTCTTCGGCGACACTGTCCAAAGTTGGTTTCTTTGGATACACTCGTGTATAGCCGTATTTAAACTCATACCAAGCTTTGCGCAAGCTGAAGAGTACTAGCAACGCAACCGCGATTCCCGTAGCGATAAGGAGTAATTCAAACCAATAACTTTCCAAAAATGTCCAGCATAGGCTTGTTTTCTCCCAGATAATGTCACGTACGCTTGCCATGATGACACTACGGTCGTTAAAACTCTGGTGTGCACGCGGAATTAGCACATAGAGTGTAAAACTCAATAAGGGGATAACACCATAGATTGTAGCTAGCGTTCCTACAACCACCACAAAGGGCGACGTCATTTCAATTTTAAGCATGATAATGATAGTCAAGATATTAATCTT